ATGGCTCAAGCTCAGGTCCAGCAAATGCGGCTTGTGAAGCAGGGAGCCCGCGGCAGGTGGTGTTTTACTATCAACAATTATACTGTTGAAGAGGAGCAGCTTGTTTGTGCCCTGGCACCTGAAGCTAAGTACCTGGTCTGTGGTCGGGAGGTTGGAGAGAACGGCACCCCCCATTTGCAGGGCTTTGTTAATCTCAAGAAGAAGAAGAGATTTAATGCAATGAAGGCTGCTCTTGGGGGGAGGTGCCATTTGGAGCCTGCTCGTGGTGATGATTGCAGTAATCAAGATTACTGTTCTAAAGGGGGAGACATCCTTATTGAAGAGGGGGTTCCCCAGAAGGAGCGACAGAGGACTGACCTGCAAGGCGCTTGCGAAGTAATCACACAAGGAGGAGATATCCGCCATGTTGCCCGGGACTTCCCAGAGACTTTTGTGAGGTACTATAGGGGTTTGCTTGCTTTGCAGCAATTTCACCCTGATCTTCTGCGGCAGCGGGAGTGGAAGACTGAGGTCTTTGTGTATATAGGGCCTCCTGGTGTGGGGAAGTCCCGGGTTGTGCAGCACTTTGCTCCTACTGGTTATTGGAAACCACGTGGCAAGTGGTGGGACGGTTACCATGGCAACTCTGATGTCATTCTTGATGACTTCTATGGTTGGTTGCCTTTTGATGATCTACTGCGCATGTGTGACCGGTACCCCTTGACTGTGGAGACTAAAGGAGGCACCTCCCCCTTCCTGGCTAAGAGGATTTTCATCACAAGCAATAAAGCACCCAATGAGTGGTATTCTGATGAGATTACCAACAAGGACGCCCTCTACCGGAGGATTACTGAGCTGCACATGTGGACTGGAGATTGCTTTGAGTCTCCCCCTCCTCGTGTCATGTGGAATCACCGCATTAATTACTGATATGGCACATCAGATTGGTGGGACAGGAATTGGTTGAAGTTTCGCGCAGCGAAACTTCAGCCGCTTTGACGGTGTTCCCACCTTTCGGGACTTAGCGAGTGCCCGCGTCGAGTTGGCACCGGCTTCCTCCGAGTGCCCGCGACCCGGAGGATGTTTAGTAAGGTCCCCGCGCCGGAGGCGCTGCCCGAGCCGAAGGGAGCGAAGCGACCGGAGGCCGGGTAAACACTGAATCAGAGTTGCCATTTTAATAAAAATTTTATTTGAAAAGAATTTTTTGTGTCCCTGTTTCATAATCAAACTCTTTGAATTGTACATATGCTGTTATATCATATTGCATTGACACGGGGTGCTGTTCTAACCATTGTCTCATTGATACTGAGAGACCTTGCCAGTGAACAGTAGACCCCATTTGTACAGAGACCCAGGGTTGTTTTCTTCCAAAGAAGTAGCTGAACATTCCACCCCCTTCCCTTAAGGTACAGAGCAGTTGAGGCTGGGGCCTAAAAATTCTGGTAAAACCAGAGCGGGCATTAAAGGCCCTCTTTGAGGACCTGTTCATTAGGGGATCATATGTTAATGGTCCGCCTGTGACACCAGCCTTTTTAGGGTCCAATGAGGACTTGCTCGCGGTACCTCTGCCTTCATCCTCGCCATCGAGGTCTAGGGCTGTGTTTCCCAGCACATTTTCCAGGGATCCCAGTCCTTGGTTGATCCACTTTCCTTTGAACACAATTTTTCTGATTCTGTAGTATCTGAAGGGTGGGTAGGGGGGTGGAAGGTATAGGCCTCTCCTGTTCCGGGCTTTTTAGCTTCTTTGATGAACTCTTCCAATGTGAAGTACTGGTGATCCAGATTCCATCCGAGGGTTGCAGTATCTGCATTGGCAGTGTTGGTGGCTTTTGGGAAATCCACAGTAGTGGTTTTGTGGAACCGAAGATGAAAGGTTTTCCCGAAAACCCTACGTCGTCTGGGATGAATACGGCTTCTGCGCCGAAGCCTTCTTGGGGCATGTCTACGGACATGTCTTCTTCTCCTTCTGAACCGCCTTGTGTACATCTTGGTACCAGGTGGTGTTGTGGTGGCCGTTGTTCTTTCGGTTCATTTTTATCCGTCACCTAGGAGATATGCAAATTATGGCTGGTGCATGACAGTCTCCGCCCACTGTAGCCGCAGTGCCGGGTCTAGTATTACCCGGCACTGCGGCTACAGCTACAGTGTGCAGCAAC